GAGCCACCAGAGCTATGTCACAAGACAGTGCCAGACGGCAAGTCTGGTAACATGAAGCTGGCTATGGGCTGCTCTTACTGTCACTTTAAACATGCTTGTTACCCAGACCTACGTACCTTCCTATACTCTACAGGGCCACGTTACTTAACGGAGGTGGCTAATGAGCCTAAAGTCCAAGAGATTACGTAGGGCTAGTATCTACAGGTCAGGGCTTGAGAAGAAGTTTGCACAGTCTGTACCTAAAAACAGATACCTCTATGAGCCATATGATGTACCATACGTGATGCACAGGAAGTACAAACCAGACTTTGTGGACAAGAAGACAGGCGACTACATAGAGACTAAAGGGTTCTTTAGGACAGGAGATACTCAGAAGTACACATCAGTACGTGATAGTATTGCACCCATCAAGTTAATCTTTGTACTGTCTGACCCCAACAAGAAGGTACGCAAAGGTTCTAAGATTACGATGGGACAGTGGTGCGACAAGGAAGGCTTTGAGTTTTACACAGTTGATGAGTATGTAGATCATGTCACTAACAATGGATGAAGTAATAGAGCGTATCCTTAAACGCTATGACGCTGAAGACCTTATGGAAGCCTTGGACATAACGTCTGAGGAAATACTGGACAGGTTTGAAGATAAATTTATTAACCGTCTAGCTTTCTTTGAGGAAGAAGTAGATGAAGAACAAGAGGAGATTGAGGAAGAAGATGAGTATTGACAACGCTACCCCAGCAGATTGGGATAGAATAAACAGAAAGAAAGATTGGGCTTGGATGGACGCACTTGATGATGAGCCTAATGACCATCCTGTGTACGGCGAACCCGCTGAGAAACGTATGATTGAAAGCTATGACAATGTACACAAACCAGAGCACTACAATAATGGTGGCATGGAGTGTATAGACGCTATCAAGGGTATGCTCACACATGATGAGTACATTGGTTACCTACGTGGTAATGCACTCAAGTATCAATGGCGGTTTAGGTACAAAGGTAAGCCTGTGGAAGACCTACGCAAAGCTAGGTGGTATGAAGAACGCTTGATTGGTTATATGCTGGAGCACCCTAGTGACAAATAAGACAGGCGTACAGGACTACTTAGGCATCCAGATTGACTACGACAGAGAGCGAGACCTAAACACTTTCTCTCTTGAGACCCTGAAGGACAGATATTTCTGGGAGGATGAGACACATGCACAAGAAGCCTTCGCAAGAGCATCGGTCTTTGGTTCAACGTATCAAGGCCATACTGACTACAATCTTGCACAGCGACTTTACGACTACTCAAGTAAGGGTTGGTTCGGCTTTAGCACTCCTATACTTAGTAACGGGGGAACCACTCGTGGCCTCCCTATTAGCTGTTTTCTTAATTATGTTCCTGATTCAAGGCGTGGCCTATCTGACCACTATGATGAAAACATTTGGCTGGCAAGTGGAGGTGGAGGCTTGGGTGGATATTGGGGTGATGTTAGAAGCAATGGCGTTTCTACTTCTAACGGCAGTCAGTCTACTGGCTCTATCCCTTTCATGCACGTAGTTGATAGTCAGATGCTGGCCTTCAACCAAGGAGTAACTAGACGAGGATCGTATGCGGCTTACATGGACATTAGCCATCCAGAGGTTGAAGAATTTATTGCCATGCGGAAGACTACTGGAGGTGATCTTAATAGAAAGTGTCTTAATCTGCATAACGGTATCACTATTACTGATGACTTTCTTACAGCCGTTAAGAATGATGAGCAGTGGCGTTTGATAGACCCTAAGTCTAAGCAAGCTATCAAGACTGTATCAGCAAGGGACTTGTGGTGGCAGCTAGTGCATACTAGAGCAGAGACAGGGGAACCCTACATTGTTAACCTAGACCGCTGTAATGAGGCTCTACCGCAGCCACAGAGGGACATGGGACTAAAGGTACGCCAGAGTAACCTATGCTCTGAGATTACCTTACCGACCAGTGAATCACGTACAGCAGTGTGTTGCTTGTCTAGTGTTAACCTAGAATACTTTGATGAATGGAAGGACAACGAGCAGTTTATTGATGACCTAGTGACTATGCTGGACAACATCATTGAACACTTTATTGATAACGCTACTGATGGAGAACATGCGTGGCATCGTGATTCAAAACTAAAGGAATTTGTTTCTTATGTTGAACAAAGTAAAGAAGGCTTTACAAAAGCCGCTTATAGCGCTTATAGAGAACGTGCGGTTGGACTTGGAGCGATGGGTTTTCATAGTTACCTTCAACGTAATGGAATCCCTTTTGAAGGAATGTACGCCTCCAGCTTCAACAATAGAGCATTTAAAGCAATCAAAGACAGAGCTACGATGGCTTCCCGGCGTTTGGCTGGAGACCGTGGGGAGGCTCCTGACATGGCTGGTAGTGGCTTGCGTAATTCCCATCTCCTTGCTATTGCCCCTAATGCTAGTTCTAGTATTATATGTGGTGGAACAAGCCCTAGTATTGAGCCTACGAGGGCTAACGTATTTACGCACAAGACTTTAACAGGCTCATACAAAGTAAAGAATAAGTACTTGGAGGAGCTACTTGAGAAGAAATGTATTAACAACGAACAAACGTGGAAAGATATTGCTGCTGCTGAAGGCTCTGTTAAAACGCTGGATAAACTCACGGAAGAAGAGAAGGAAGTATTTAAGACAGCACCTGAACTTGACCAGCGTTGGATTATCGAACACGCCTACCAAAGACAGAAGTACATCTGCCAAGCGCAGTCAGTGAACTTGTTCTTTGAGCCACCGCCAGCTACAGCGCCACAGGAGATACACGATGAGTATTTGGAATACGTTAATCATGTACATTGGACAGGAGCTAACAAACTCAAATCTATGTATTACCTGCGAACTACAGCGGCTAGAAATACAGAGAATGTTAACATCAAGATACCAAGGATTAACCTTGAAGACGGGGAGTGCCTAAGCTGTGAAGGATGACCACCCAGCGTACAGAGCACAGTTTTACATACCTGAGCTAAAAAAGTATACTACGTGGCCTGAATATCTGACATACTATAGGGAGCAAGATGACAAGATCATGCAGTTTAGCTCCTACTGTATGCAGATGTGGTCTAGCTACATGAATGACAAGATTAAACAACAGGAGGCACCCTTGAGTTACAAAGAGTACCTTAACAAATACAAACAATTACTGGAGGATGGGTATAATGCAGGACAGTAAAGTGTACGCACTAAAGAAATACTACAAGGCTCTAGTGGTAATGCACAAGTCAGAACTAGATGTGTTTATAGAGAAGCCAGTAGCCATTGGCGACCATGGTAATCTGATAGAGACTATGGATTCTATTGTCACCAAGATAGCTGACGCAGAGGACAAGCTAAGGGTCTTGGAGGACTTTTATTATGAGTAACGTAGTTAACCTGATGCCTACACAAGCTACTGCTGACGAGGTACTAGAGGACTGTAAGGGGGACTATCAGCATGTGCTGGTAATTGGCTGGACTCCTGAAGACGCTCTGACAGCTAAGGCTACAGAGTCTATGGATTTGAAGGAGACAATCTACTTAGTGGAAGTATTCAAGCAAGCAATAATTATGGCAGGACATGAAGTAGAATGAGCGATGCCCTACCTAAGATAGTTGTTAAGAAAGTTATAGAGCATGAAGATGGCTCCGCTAACATGGAACTAGACTTGGACCCTGAAGCAGTACAGCTACTACTTGACATAGGTTTGAATAGGCTGCTTGAAGAACACTTGGAGAACAATAAGACATGAGTTTATTAGATACTAGAGATTACTACAAACCGTTTGACCATCCTTGGATGTTCGACTACTACTCACAGCAGAATCAGATGCACTGGTTCCCAGAGGATGTACCTCTGCACAATGACGTTAAAGATTGGCAGACAATGACTGATGAGGAGAAGAACCTCTTGACTCAAATCTTCCGTCTGTTTACACAGTCTGATGTAGACGTAGGCTCAGGGTACGTAGACCGTTACATGCGTATCTTTAAGAAGCCTGAAGCACGTATGATGATGTCTAGTTTTGCTAACATGGAGTCCATACACCAACATGCATACAGCCTGCTACTGGACACCGTAGGGATGCCAGAGGTGGAGTATAAGGCGTTTTCAGAGTACGAGGCTATGGCAGACAAGCATGAGTACATCAACGCTGTGAAGGTCACCAAGGGCGACAAGAAGTCTATTGCTAAGGCACTGGCTATTTACTCAGGCTTTACTGAGGGCTTACAGTTGTTTTCTAGCTTCATCATCCTGCTTAACTTCCCAAGGTTTGGCAAGATGAAGGGCATGGGGCAGATCATTACCTACAGCATACGTGACGAATCTCTGCACGTAGAGGCAATGACTAAGCTATTCCGGGAGTTTATTCAGGAGAACATTGACATATGGACAGACCCCTTCAAGAAAGAGATCTACAAGGCTTGTCGTCAAATGGTTGACCTAGAGGATAGGTTCTTGGACTTGGTGTTTGAGCAAGGTGACATACCGGGATTGACCAAGAAAGAGATGCAGCAGTACATCAGGTACA